GTCGTTTTACTTTTTTAGCAGAAGAACCACAAGGACGACACCACGATTGTTTACTATCGTAATGTCGCTTGTCGTCACTAAATAAGTCTAACTCTTTAAGCTGATTACATTTAGAACAGACTTTCATTAAATCTCACAATTTCCTGCGCTGCAAGCTAATTGTTGTGCGCCTTTAACATTGTCATCATACTCAATAAAGTTGTCCCAATCAACAGACTCCGGCACAAGAAGTTTTAACTGCTCGTACTCTTCTTTAGTGCATTCGGAATAAGGTGCTTGTTTGTAAGTGCCACCATCCATCGGTAGGAAAGACACTCCAGTTACTTCATCGAAGTGGCGATACACCCACGCTCCAACATCCATCCACTCATCTTCACGCACTGAGATGGTGACAGATGGTTTATGCTCACAGTAGTGCCGTTGGAATAGTAGCCATAATCGTAAGTGTTGGATAGCAGTCAAATCTTCACGCAATAGTCCACCATCGTCTACTTTAACAGGAAAGCTAAATACAGTAGTAGAGTCTGGTTTCAGATAGCAAGGCTCACCGACAAAGCCAGAGGAGAGCATAAACTGTGTCAATGGGTCTTTATTATCAGCCCGAACACGACGAATATAATATTTGCTATGCTGAGGGTGAATGCCAGAAGCAGTACTACAAAGCTGAGAAACTGTTCCTTCTGGTTTGATAGCAGTAACCGCCACAGACTGATTAATCCCAATAGCTGCAGCAAATTCAATATTAGTAGTAATAGCAACATCTCTTAGTCTCTCCAATCGAGCAGGTAAGTCTTCATCATCAGGATTATTCAGTAGTTCATTGTCGCAGATACCAGTCATAGACACACCCAATAGCGCCTCTTCTTTGGTGTTCTTTTCCCAAATCTTACGCAAGTAAGGAAAGTCTGTTAGCGATGCTTGGAAGGTTCCCAAAATCGTTGCCAAGCGGACTTTATTCTCCAAGGTAGATACAGTATCGTAGCTACGCACAATACAACTGGAAAGATTACAAAACTGATAAGGACGAAGAATAATTTCGCTACAAGGATTAGTACCAAAAGCATAGGTTTCATCTCTGCGACCATTCTTTGCTGCCTGTTTCTGAGATGCTTCACGATTAAAGATTCCTCTCTCACCTGAATGTGATTCATAGATGCTTGTCCACTCACGCATAAACTGACCGATACTAGGTGTTTCGGCATAGGTGGCAGAGTTGTTGGCTAAGGCTCGTTGTCCTTGACCATCCCACCAATTGCCTGCTTTAGCGTGTGCCATCTTGTCGTCTGACAAATCAGACAAGGAAATCATTGCACTCCGTCTGACTCCACCCACAACAACAACTTCCCCGATTTTGCACAGAATATCATGACACTCAATGGACGATAAACGGCGACCAACCGCCCCTCTAAACTTGGCAATAGTGAACTTAAAAAGTTCTTCCAAAGGTCCGGGTCCAGAAGCACGACCTCCGAATACTTTGAGTCTAGCTCCGGCAGGTCTAACTTTGGATAAGTCGTACCTTGGAATTTCACCAGAATATAGTAAAGCAATGAGCTGTCTAAGTGATTTAGCCCATCCTTCTTTAGAATCCGACACAACAATAGTAGTCTGACTAGAAAACAACTGCTCAGGGACTTCAGGTAGTTTAGAAACATATTGTTGCTCCACAGAAAAGCCGACACCAGTGCCACACAGAAGAATATACATTGCTTCATCAAAGGCTTTAGGGTCATCAATTGGTAAATATGAACAATTAAATGCTGCGACATTCTGACGCTCTAGTGCTGGTCCTGCTGTCATCACAGCTCTCATAGACGGCACTACTTCAAGATTAACAACAGCAGTTTCTAATTCTTTGCGTAACTCAGGTGGTAATGTGTAGTTCTGTTTCTTTTGCAGGTGTTCTGTCATGAAATCAAAGTAGCGTGCTACAGTTTCACTCCAGTGTTCTCTGCGACCTTTATCGTCAAGATAGCGGCTGTATCGTGATTTAGCAATAAAGGTATTGTAGGGACTCATCTTATATTCTGTCATTATTATTTAACTTCCTGTTCTAGTTTATCGGCGTATTCTTCAATTCTATCAGAAAACATTTGGACGATTTCTTCACTACTAATATCTAACAACTCTAGCAGTGTGATTTCGTCCAAGTCTTTAAGACGCTCTTTAATTTCGTGCAGCAGTAATGGCATCTTTCTCTTTCTGAATAAGGTAGTCTAAGTAGTGTCGGGCTTTTTCTAGGTCTTCAACTCCATTCTTAAATTTATAGCGAAGGATATATTTTACCACATTTCCTGCCCAGTAGTCAAGTCCCCATTCTTCAATGATTTCCCAAGGCTGGTGAGCCTTTTTGTAGTGGTTTCCACCAACCTGCCTAGCAAGGACATCACCGGAGTCTTCCATTCCTGCTTGATATTTATCAATTAATTCTTTAAGTGTCTGTTCTTTAACAAATCCATAAGGGTGTGGCATTGCGATTGGGTTATCATCCATAGTATTTTACCTCTGCTGACTTTTTCATTGATTTCGTTCCTTGTGACCAAGTTCCACAATCTCGGCATTGATAGCGTTGATACGCTCCTGTAGTAGATATAGCAGTGCCTCGTTTTTGCAGATTCGTCGAAGCACAGTTAGGGCAATGGTGTCCATCCAAGAAGAGATTGTGATTAGGATGAGACTTAATCCAAGGAAGAAGAGTGCCGTACAACGACTCAAGTAAAACGACATCTTGTATATTGTACTTCTCCATACGCTTCCAAGCATCTTTGTCTCCGTTCATGCACTTGACCCAAAGCTCATGTCCTTCATGTTCGTGTTTCTTACCGAGTCCTAAACGCTGTGCTACATAGTCCAGCTTGTTACTAGGAAACCTAAAGTTGCTACGAACAACACGCAATAGGTCAATTTGTTTATAAGGCGATGGTGGATTAAAACGATGTAGTAAGAATTCCTTGTTAAGAGTAGGAATATCAAACTTAGTACCATTGTAGTGAACCACAGCATCTGCATCGTTGAGAAGCCCATGAATTCCTTTCAGCATTGTCTTGGGTCGTGATTGGTGTACAGAATCAAACAGTACATCCTTTTGTCCCAGCCACTTAGCTGCATAGCATAAGACATAAGAAGACTCCATCAACTGATTGATGCTGACATTCTGTTGCCAAAGACCCCACACATGAGCTGTGTTCGGACTTGACTCAATATCAAGCAATAGGATTTTCAAGACCATTCCTCGTCATCAAACTTAAACTCTGACTGTGATGGGTCAATGCTGTACTCTTGCGCTCGTACTGAACCACCACCATAATCTACAAACCTTAGTTTGTTCTTGACATCATAACCATAAATGCTACTAAGGAAGTCTGCAAAGTCAAGCATGACCGAAGTCCACTCTGCCGTCTCGTCATGAGACACACTAACCTCAACTGTGCGCTGCTTAGGATATCCGTAGCCATCGTCTCTGTTGTCATATCCTGACTCAAAACTAAAACGATAAGTATTGTCGTCCATCATATTTCCTTTCTAAGGTCTTGCCATTAAATTAAATAATACTTCTGCATCGATTACTGCTAAAGGTTTACTTCCGTTCTGCTTGACGATTACAATTGGTTCATAATTGCCATGCGATTTTGCCTGTTCATAATACTTGTACACTGCAACCTTGGCTAATGATTTACATTCAATTGAGGCTGGGATTTCGTCCTTCGCCAACTGAGACATCACTATATCTTCCCCATGACTGCCCATCGGACAACTGCGTAAATCTAGTTCGCTTAGTTGCGGATACCTTTTTAGCAACTCGCTTACTACCCACTTTTGCAGGTTTCGTCCCTTTGCTTTCGCTGACTGTGGTTTCATTCAATACCTTTCTATCTTTAATCCATGCTTTGGGAATGTGCATCCGAGCATTGGTTTCGGTGTCTGACCAAGTCGATGCAATGCAGATTGCTTCATCGGTTTCATGGACTAGAAACCCAACAGTAATGCACTGGTGAATCTCTGCTTTAACTTTCTCTTCCCATCCGGAATCAGCAACAGCATCAATCCATGAGATTTGAATTATATCTGGGGGAGTTGCCACAGTTCGTGTTCCTTTCGTTGTAACCACAGTAGTTGTCCATTTTCTAATATTCGTTTTGCTGCTAATTCCATTCCGTCATACAAATATTGTTCATCTAATTTTTCTTCACCTGTCAAAGGTCTTAATAAATCAGTACACCGAGAACAATATTCCTCAAATACAGCTTGATACAATTCTGTTTCATTGGTACAGTCTGCTAGTATCTTCTTTGCCTTAACAGGACCAATGCCTTTTAATCCAATGATGTTATCAATCCTATCGCCAGTCAGTATCTGTGTGTAGAAAGCTACCAAGCCTTCAAACTCTGAGACATAATACTTCTGTTTCTTACGATAGTTGTAATGCCATCCTCTAAACTGGTTTAAATCCTTATCGATATGCACCATGATGGTTTGGTCTTCAGGCACTGCATAAGCAGCAATGCCAACGGCATCGTCAGCTTCAATTCCTTTAACGACAGTAAAGCCCCACGATGTGACTAAATGACATCTAAGTGCTTGAAAATGCACAGGTTTCTCTGAAGTGCGTTGTCCTTTGTAGGGCGCAGTAACGGCTAGGTCATCTCGAAAGTTACCTTTACCGGTCAGGAATCCTTTATAGTCTTCACAATCTAAATCCATGCACAACTCAACCATTGTCTGCTCAAGTCGTGAAACTGCAATAGACTCCTCTACATCGTTGCTAGAGAAGCCTACTGCATAGATTAACGAATCAGCGTCAATCAGCGCTGTTATCACAGGATGTCATCATCCATGTTTTCGTCAGCATCAACGCCCTCAGCGCTATACTTGACTAAATCAGTAATAACAATCTTTGCTAATGAAGCCGAGACACCATTCTTGTTCTTCCACTTCCACTCGTAAGGCTTAATGAGTGCAATTGCTTTAGAACCATTACCAACAGTATCTTTGATTTCATTACCAGCTTTGTCGTACGGCTGGATAGCGTAGTTTGACTTCACAGTCAAGAACCAACCCTTCTCAGGTTTGTCCTCACGCTTGCGTGGTGCAAGACCGATAGCCTCCAACGCCTGAACAGCGTTGTCTGACAGATTGGCTAAGTCGCATTGGAACTTGCCACTCATCTCATTGACTCGGTCAAAGAAAGCCCATTGAACTTCTGCTTGAATTTTTACTGGTTTCATTTCCATAATACTCTCCTTATCTACAACTGGTTTTAGAAATACTGCAACTGCTATTATACAACAACTTACAACTACTCTATTCCACAATATGAAATAGTTACTGCAATGTCTGTGTTGAGTGGTCAATACTGGCTTCTAGTGTTCCGTCTTCAATATCAAGTAACGCATCCTTTAATAACTCGTAGGTTTCTTCAAGGTCAAAAGAGGATTCTAAACTGTAAGTACCATTCTTATAAGCAGTAACAACAGTCATCCCTAATATGTCTTCTTTATTTTTATCCATTAATGGGTCTCTTTCCAGTTATTACCTACACGATATTCGCCGCTTAATGGACAGCGCATATTTAAAATTATACCAGCATCGGTAATCGATTGTACACCTAGTTTACCGACTTCGTCTGCACGACTCTCTTCTACTTCAACCTGCCACTCATCGTGGACATTGGCTACGAACTTATAATCAATCTGTGACTGGCGCAAACGCTTATTGAATATCACCAGTGCCTG